CTGCGATTGCAGCAGAAGCATTTATGTCTGCATTAACAATTGCACCATCTGTAATTTTTGCAGAAGTAATTTGTGAGTCTGCAATCTTAGCAGTTGTAATTTGTGAATCTGCTATGTGTGCAGTATCAATACTACCATCAACATAGTGTTCTGAGTTTATACTATCGTCAGCTATCTTTGTGCCATCAACTGAGTCAGTAGCTAGTTTGGCAAGGGTTACATTACCATCAGTAATTTTAGCTGTTGTAATTTGTGCATCAGCAATATGAGCTGTATCGATTGATGCGTCAACGTAATGCTCAGAGTTTATACTGTCATCTGCAATCTTAGTTCCATTTACAGAATCTGCTGCAAGTTTAGCAAGTGTAACTGATCCATCTGCAAGAGTTGCTGTTACAACTATGCCCTCTGGTATAGATGAGTTTGTTTTTGATAAAGCACCAACATAAACATTTGTAATTGCTTCACTAGATAAATTTCCACTATCCCAAGTAACATTTACTGTTGTGTTTGTAGAAAATGATGAGCTTGAGATCGTTCCAAAAATTGTACCAGGTGTTGAAGCTGTTAATTTAATTCTTCTTCCAGCATGATAAACAGAAGTTACATTTGCACCAGCGATTGTGAAAGATGTGCTTGACGCATAAGCAGCAGTAAATGCACCACTACCATCACCATATTCAATCCATTGTGCATCATTAAACCAATCTCTAGTATTCTTCATCAATGCTCTGATAGCATTATTTAGATTACTAGGTAGCATACCCTCATTAACATCAATAGAATTTAATGTAGTGTTACTTGCTTGTGTAGTTGAATAATCTTTTATGTTTGTTGTCATGTTGCTCCTAATTCATAAACCAACTAAAAGCCTTATCGCTTTCAGTATTGTTTTTATTAATTAATGTATTTACAGCTTCTTCCACTTGTCTTTGAAAAAACTCTTGAGTTTCAATTGAATATCTAATGTTATCTATATCAATTTTATCACTCATTATCTTGATCCACCTTGACTTGCAGTTAAATCAATTCCTTGTGCATTAGTCCAAATACTTTCTGCTGGTATTTTTACATTTGCTCTAAAATATCTACCACTTTGTCTTACAGGATTTATGCCTGTGTCATTCATAGAACTTGATGCAGAGGTAGTAACAGTATCTGCTAATTTATCTCTAGTCTTAATAGTTACATTTGCACTTGCATCTACAATTGGTCTAATGCCAGTTACATTTGCTCTAAGACCTGGAAATATCTCTTGCTCTTTTGTTTCAAGTTCAGCTTCTAAAGTTTTTCCAGAAAAAATTGCTGCTTTAAAATTTTCATCTATTGCACCAAGATACAAATGTCCTGTTGTCCAAAATGCTGTATCTAGTGAAATATTTATATCGTCTAAGTTCTCAGAAATAATATCCATTAACTCAACTGTGTTTGCTACTACGAATTGTTTAAAGATTTGTGATGCTTTAACTTTAGCAACTGACCACTTTTGAGTTACATAGTTGTATATCAGGAGTTTATCACAAACTCCAGTAGTATTTGGATTATCCTTACTTGGATATAACCAAATTGCTAAAGTATTAAATGGATCTACTGCTGCTGTAATTCTATCTGTGTATGCTTTGTTTAAATCACCATCAAAAAATCTATTTACTTTCTCAGCTCCTATCGGCAAAATTTGGTCGCCATTGATTTGAAAAAATCCATCTGATGCGTAAAAGAAAACTTGTCTATTGTCTTGGCAAACTGTTTGTCCATAAACAGCACCTCTGTTTGGTGAAATTACTGAGAATCTGAATACTACGTTTCCACCCACAAAGTCCATACGAATTACTTGATCTTCCCTAAAGACATATCCAACCTCACCAGAAGTTATAGCCACAACTTGACCACCAGAACCTGGTAAGTCTTGTGTATCACTAGATTTCACTCCAGCTTCCCAAGTGCTTATGTCATTTAAACCTGACCAAGCTACTCTGTTTTTTGCATTTTCAATATTACCAGTTACTAAGAAATCTCTAATGACACCTGAAGTTTTAAATTTAGCTGGTACTGTTCCAATACCTTGTGCATTTGCTAAAGTTTGCAAAGTTGCAAAATTAGTTGAAGTACCCATTTCGTAATACATTGGAGGATTAACTCCATTACTTGCTATTACAAATTGTCCAAACTGTGTAAATGTAAAAAAATCTGTATCACCACCTGATATGGTTAAACTACCTTTTACACTAGCAAAAGTACCTGATGTTAATTTATAAATATTGTCTTTTGTTCCAACAAAAGTAAATACTGTATTTGTATTATCTCTAAAACTACCAGCACCTTTTGCATTTTGTGTTACATTAGATGCACCACTATAAGCAACTAAACCTTTAACTGGTTTGTAACTTGACTGTGCATGATAAACATTTGTTGCTACAGTTGCTCCAGGATTTAAATGATCTGGTTGGTCTGGCAACCATTCACCAAAAGGTAATTGCATAATTTTTTCCTATTATAAAGTTGAAATAAATGGAGAAGCGACTGTGTTCTCACCTCTAATTTGTAAAGGTGATCCACTTACTTGATCTTCTCTGTCATTTAATTCTAATCGTTCCATAGCAGTTGCAAACATTTGTTGCCAAGTTTGAACTTGCTGAGGATTAATACCACCTAAAAAGTTTGCTGCATGAAATAAAGAACCATACAAATAAATTGCAGGGTGTGTTGTTAAAATATAATTTGTTGTAGTTGTATCTGATAGTGCATCAAATGATTTATAATAGTTTATGAAAGCTGTGTAAGTTGCGTCTGGTTTTGGAGAAAATCTAAAAGTATCTCCTAAAATTGTAAATGAGTTTGGCAAACCAGTTGTAGAAGTTCCAACTGTGCTATCCATTTGTGATGGTGTTGTATAAGTCAAAGGGACTTTTGTATTACCATTTAAAATATAAATATCTCTTACTTGTAAAAAACCAGTTGGCAGAGCTTCTGTTTCACTATCAATAGTAAAACTTGTTTGAGCTACCATTTTTCTAATTCTTAATTTTGAATTAAAATCAGCTTCTGTTAATTTAATAAAATCATCTGCTATCTCAGATGTTAAATCTGATCTGTTAAGCCAATTGGCTATTGATGCTTTTAAAGTTGTGTAAGTCGTTAGTGCCATTAAAATTTACCTGATGATGTTCTGAAATATCTATAATCAGAACTATTTAATTTTTCTCTTAATATTTTTTGCTGAATGTCTTTAGGTAACTCAAACCAATTACCTTTGTTTTGGTCTTTGTGATATTCTTTTGTCCAAATCTCAAGAATAATTGTAGGGATAGTTGCTATTCTTTTTAATCCCTTGTCAGGACTATAACCATCATTTTGATTGTATAACCTTTTATTATTTTCTAAAATTGGTTGAACATCTAATGATCTTTTTTGAACAACGCCCTCATTACCATTATCTAAAAAAGTTTCTGTAATATTTTTATTTACTTCTTCACTAATTTTTCTCATCTGCCTTGACCTAAATATCTGTTTTGATTTTTTTGTCTTGTTTCTGATTTGTTTTGAGATTTTTTATGAACACCTTTTCTTTTAGGTGGTTTATCTCTTGGTATAAAATGGACAAACTTTTGTTTAGCCACTAAGCACCCATTTCAGTTACATAGACATCAGTTGATGAACCATGAAACACAGCAATCTTTTCGCCAGGAGAAACTTTAATAATTTCAACTTCACCAGATGGTAACAAGGGTGATGTTGCACTTGCAGTAGGTGAAGCACCTAACACAAAATGAAAGTTAGCTGATCCAACAATTCTCACATAATAAGTATGTTCGCCAAAAGCAGCAGATGCAGTTGATGAATTGTTTGTATTCAGTTTTTGAGTTGTTCCTGGTCTTAAAGCATAATTATAACTCATAATCTATTTACCTTTTTTTTTACTTTTTTTTGATTTTTTCTTTTTACCTTTTTTCTTAGGTGGTCTTCCTTTTTTAGAACCATAAGTTCCCATTCCCATTGGCATAATTTATTTCCTTTTTAGTTAATTGGTATTTGTGGGGAAGTATCGCTAGACAAGATCCCCACAAAATTTGTAATTATCTTCTGATAATAAAAGTTATTTCCATTTTAGAAGCATTTGTTGAACCACCATTAGTGATGCACTCAATTGTTCCATCTTCTTCTACTCTGTTAAGAGCAGTAGGTTCAGCAGTTGCTACTCTACCAGCAGATCCTGAAGCTGTATGACTTATAGCTCCACCAGTTACTGCAACACCACCTATTTCAAAAGAGATAGCTGCTGTGCCAGTTGTAGTTGCTTTGTTGTGTGTAATAATTTTAATTATTCTTCCACCATCTGGTACACATACAAAAGTAGATGACCCAGTTGATACATCTGGAATTGCAGATGTAATAAAATAATCGTTAAGTGTTCTCATGTTATTTTCCTTTTTGATTGCTTCGTTCTGTCATTGACTTCAAAGACCAAACAAATTGTTGATTTAGTATTGATGGGGGATTGCTCCCCCACCAAATTAAGTATTATGATGTAGTTAGATCGAATACTGCACCACTTGCTTTTTCGTTTTTAGAAACAAGTGTGTATTCTGCTAACATAGCTTTTTTCTCAGCATCACCAGTTTTTGCAAGATCCATAAGTTGGAAATCTCTTAAAAAGGCTACTGCCCACATATCAGGTTGTAGTACAAAACAATCTCTTGATCTTGAGAATCTGTTAGGTACAACTGTCATAGCTCCGAAATCACTTTCGTAAATGTCCACAGCATTAACAAGTCTTTTGTCTTCTGCTGAAGTCATTTTAGTTGAGCCACCAGTAAATCCTGATAGTTTTTGTTTGTTGAAAGAACCAAGCATAATCATTGATGGATCTCCACCCTCATCCCAACATTGTTTTACAACATTTTTTAGTTGAGCTTCAGTAAAGGCTCTTTGAGTTCCATCAGTTCTTGCTGTACCTGGAGTATCAACACTTGATACTTGACCATTAGCACCAGAAGTACCAACACTTGTAGATGCTTGAATCCAAGAAGCTAAGCCAGATAATTTTCTAGCAGTTCCTGTAGCACCAGCAGTACCAGTTTGATTTAAACATAGAGTAGTTTCCATATCTCTTTTAAGTTCTTTTGAACTTTTTGAGATTTGGTAAGCTAATTCATTGTTTCTTCCAGCTTTATTTACTGCATCTTGAGTACCAGAAACCACAACAGCTTTTCTTGAAATCTGTGTGTGATTATTGATTCTTGCAGTTGGTGAAACAGCTCCAAAGCTAATTTCATCACCCTCAATGTGGTGATTGTTACTTGCTGCTGCTGCTAGAGCATCAGTTTGCCACTCATGTAAAACACCAGAGGCTTTTTCTTTTCCAATTGCTGACATAAAAGGAGTATCTGTCGGAGAGATATTGTAAATAATATCAGACAAATCTTCTCTATCACCAATCGCTTGATACGTTTGAAACGTATTACTTACTATTGCCATAGTTATATCCTTATTGTTGAGGTTATTTGTTAGTTATCATATCTAAAAAGACATCTTGAGCAGCTTTCATACTGCCAGATTTTTTTAGACGACTAAACTTTTCTTTCCTCAATTTTAAGTTAGATTCATTTTTGCCTTGTTTGACTCCAGAAGAAAAAACTCTACCAGGTTTAGAAATTTTTTTGGCTAAATTCGGTTTTGAATTTTGCAAATTTCTATACTTCATAGCATCATTAACCAACATCACTATTCTATGATCGTACACTTGAGCAACTTCTTGATCGTTAAACCCATAATTGTTTAGTGTGCTTTTCATATTAGCTTTTAAAGTTGAAACTTTTGCAGGATCAGTAAATTCTGGCATTTTCTTTTCCAGTAATTCTTTTTGTTCTTGCAAAAAAGTATCAAATTGAGCTTTTTGTTCAGATTGTGTTTTGGCTTTAGCAAGATCAAGTCTTTCTTGTTTCTTTCTAAGCCTATGTTCAACCCTCATAGCTTCTGTCGGATCATCTTCGTACATTTGTTCTAAATCAACAGAATTTTTTTCTGCGTTTAGTTCTTTTTGAGCCATAGACATTAATTCATTAACTTGATTGAGTTTTTGAGAATAATTTAGTCTTTGCTTTTCAGACTCAGATTGAAAATTCTTTCTTTGATTAGAAAGTTCTTCAGTCTTTTGTCTATAGTCAGCATCTCTTGAGTAACCATTTCTCAACTCATCAAGGGTAACTTCTAATTCTTGACCTGCAACTTTTACCTTGTAGGTGGAATCTTCTAGTTTCTCTTGAGTATCAATTTGTTCTTCGTCTTGAGATACATCTTCGGAAGTTTCTTCTTCAGTTTCGTCTTGCGACTCTGCTGTTGTTTCTTCTTCCATTATTTCCTGTTCCTGAGGTTGATCGTTTTCCGATTCCTCATTTTGTGGTTCAGGAGAATTCTGTTTAATTTCTTCAGGCTCTTGTGTCTTTGTTTCTTTTTTAGGTTCTAATAAACCATTGATTGCTTTTTGTGCTTTTTGCACATCAGTTTCAGATCCTTGTAATGGGTTGCCTTGATTGTCTGACATTGTGTTTCCTTTTTAGTTAAGCTCCTCTTATGAGGTTGGCTTATCCTAACTTTTTTTGTTAGAATTTTTTATTTTTGATTTGATTTCTAAAATCTTCTAATTGTTTTGATGCAAGTTTTCCTGTATCAATCATTTCAATTAAATTTTGTTCTACCTTGCCGACCATTTGATAGGCTAACCAAAGTTTTTCTCTAGTTTCATTTTCACTAGCACCAGTATTTAATAAACTATTCGAATACAATTCTCTTAACTTTTGAAAAGACTCTTGTAGTAATGGATTGTCAAAAAGTTGTTTAGCTTTGTTCGCCTGGCTCAGTTCCTGGTTGAGCTTGTCCTGTTCTTGGTTGTTCATCAGTTTTATCTATCTGTTGTGATAATTTGTTTGCTGACTGTTCTGCTGCAAAAAATGCTTTACCTCTGTTTGAAACAATTACTTTATCAAGTTCTGCTTCAGCTTTAAGTTTAGCACTATCAATCTGAGTAGTATATTTTAGCTCCATCTCTTTGATCTTAGTTTCAAAATCCAAAACATTAGCAGCATTATTGCTTTTAAGTTTTTTCATTTCTAATTCTAATTCTGCAAGTTTTCGTTTTTCTTCACTTGCTATTCTAGTAAATTCTATTTTCTCAATAGGAGTTGGTTTAGGTTCAGGTTTAGGTTGAACCATACCTTTTCCTTGATCTGGATTAACAAAGTAATTTTCAACATTTTTAAGTCCAGCATTTTCAACAATCTTAGTTAAACTATTATAAATATTTTTTAAGCTCACCATTGGGAACTCTTGACCACCTTGCAATTGAAATGCTTGTAGTTGTCTTTCTAAAATATTATTTAAAATAACAATTTGTTGATCTTTAGAACCAGCTCCAAGTCCAACTGTAATAGTAACATTATATCTGTTTTTCCATTCAGTAGGTTTGATTGGTACGAATTGATTATTTAATTCTACAATTCTTTCTTTGTCTTGATACTTACAAGTAAGTTCAAATATTCTTTTAAATAAATCTTTTATTCCTGTTTCAGCAAATACTCTTGCAACTAATTCCATTCTCATTTGAGATTGGCTCATCAAAGTATTTACACCTGTTGCAGTCTTATTTAATGATTGTGCGTCTAGTCCTTGAGAGTATCTTGTAACACCAGTTCTAGTTTCTCTAACAGTATCTAAGTATTCTAATAATGGAAATGCTTGTTGCGAAATAGTTTGAGATTGCATTGGCATCATTACTTGTTGAGGTGGTTGTTTAGTTCTAACCACACCACCTGGTCTTGAGGTAAGTAGGTCATCCAAGTTGACCATTCCATCCATAATAGCCACTCTGTTATTATTTGTTAAATACATATTATCTAACAACTGACGCATAACAGTTGATTTAACTAATTGGACATCTTCAACTAATTCTGAAACTGATCTACCATAAAATCTGTGTGGCATTGGGATTGGAGTTAAAGAACAGAAAGGAATAAAATCGCAAGGCATATTTGACAAAATGGTACTTGCTTCACTACCAGCTACAATTACTTTTCTAAGTTCTGCAACACCATCTCCATCCATATCGCACTTAACATAGCACTCATAAATTTCTATATCTTGTGTACTCTCATCTGGAGCATCATTTAATGGACTTTCATCTATGTCAGAAAATCTTGTTAATCTCTCATCATTAAAAGTTATATTATTTTGAGTTGGAAGATCATCCACTATATCTCTATCAAAACCCATTTGAATTAAATCGGATCTTGTTTTTAAAACTCTGTGTGCAACAAAACTTGCATCCTCAATACTCTTAGCTGACCTTTGAATTAAAAATTCTTCAGGTGGTATGTTTTCTATTTTGACTTTACCATAACTGCTTGTTCTTTTAATAATCACATTATGGATCATTGGAATAGGTTGGTCAGGTAGTTCTTGACCTTGTGCTTCGGCTAATTTTTGTAATTGTTGTAATTGTAATTTAGCAGTTTCATCTTCAAAAGATTCTTCTTCAACAACTTCAACATCATCATTATTTAATAGTAATGAGTATTCTTGATCGTTTAAATTTTCGTAAGTTTCTTGCTCAACCTTTTTACTGTCATCCCAATAAACTTTTACAATTCCATTTTTCTCAATCAACGCATCTTTAAACCATGTGTATAAAATTGAGAAACCTGGATTATCTTTATTAAAAATATAATTTACATAATTAGTTACTTGTTCAGCTTGTGCCACATCTTCCGATTTTACTGGCTCACATTTAATTACTTGATCTGATGCTGTAAAAATTTTAAGTAAATTAGGTAATATTGTTTCAACAGTATCTGCAACATCAGTTGATACGACTTGCGACCTGCCATCAATCTCAGTACCCAATGGTTCTCCCATGTAATACTCTAAAGATTTTTTTCTTTGAGCTGATAGGTTTCCACCCATATAACCCATAGAATTATTTATCTCTTGACCAATAATATTTCTTAATTCAAATTCTGTTATTTTGTCTGCCATATTAAACTATATAATTTGTTTCGACTGGTATTTCTTCTTGCCAATCACTCACTTCTACACCCTCACCTACTATGCCTGTTCTAAAAGCATCAGCACAATGAGATGCGTAATTGTGCATGGGTTTATTTCTAAAACATTGATTCTTGTCGT